ATAAAACAGAAAATATCTTTTCTAATAATATCAGCTAGTTATGATGTATTTTGGTCCAGCAAATACGGGCAGTTGATTGGCTATCGTATTGTAATGATATCAATGAGTTATGAAATAGGTGATATTTAAAACCTACCTGCAGCACCTCTTGTAGGTCAGTTTTGCTTGGTTTTAAGCCATCGAGAGAAAAACTACCACTCTAGAGAATAACTCTCGTTGTCATTTTATAGTAAAGAAAATAGTAAAAACTTCAAAGTATGGAAGCAGGTTTTTCTTTTATATATATGGAGTGACGGATATGACAACCCTGAATCGCAGAAACAGGACAGAGATGAACGATACTAACCCACCGGAAACAAAACCTACCCGCAGGTATTCTAAGAAATCAAGAAAGCGTAGAAAGAAGACAGGACCTAAAGGCGGACAGCCAACTCTTTACACAAAGAAATTGGCTGATTTGATTTGTGAACAACTAGCAGGTGGAATGAGTCTTACTGCTATTTGTAAGCAAGATGGATTTCCTGGATATGGAACTGTCATGAAATGGCTGTGGAGAAAGAGTGATTTCTTGGAAGATTTCAAAGCATGTTATGAAGAAGCTCGTCAGCAACAAGCAGAATACATGGCTGATCATTGTATAGATATAGCAGATGATGGTTCAAATGATTATGTAGAGAAAGTAAGAAAGGATGGCTCTACATACATGGCTCTCAATTCAGAAAACATTCAAAGAAGTAGATTAAAGGTTGATACCCGTAAATGGGCAGCTGCTCATCTAAGACCTAAGAAATGGGGAGACAAAGTAATTCTAGGTGGAGATGATGAAAGCGGACCTATCAAATTCAATGTTATATACGAGAATAAACCCATTAGAAACGAAGACGAAGATTAATGTCAGTTGTATCCCGACGAACTGAGTATAATGTATTTCTTCCGATGCCTACTAAAAAGCAATCGGATTTTATTTATAGTCCAGCAAAAAGAAAAATTGTAAAAGCAGGTCGTCGAGGGGGAAAGACAGTGGGCGTTGGAATCTTAGGAGTAGAAGATTTCTTAGATAAGAAACGAGTATTGTATGCAGCTCCCACTGCTGAGCAGATTGGAAGATTCTGGGCTACTGTTACTCGTGCACTCCAGGAGCCTATCAAAGATAAACGTCTCTACAAAAATGAAAGCGAGCATTACATTGAAGTTCCTGGTACTGAGAATAGGATAAAGGCAAAGACAGCATGGAATGCCGATAGTCTTCGTGGAGATTATGCAGACACTCTTATTCTTGATGAGTGGCAATTGATGAATGAAGATGCATGGGGACTTGTTGGTGCCCCTATGATGTTAGATACAAATGGTGACACAGTATTTATTTATACTCCGCCTAGTTTAAGAACAAGAAGCGTAAGTAAAGCCAATGATCCGCAACACGCAGCAAAGCTATTTAAAAAGATCAGTGAATTAGAAAAGACAAATCCTGGCCGGTATGCAGCATTCCATTTTACTTCTATGGACAATCCTCATTTGAGTAGAACTGCGTTGTCAGAGATATCTGGAGATATGAGTGCTATCGCTTACCGCATGGAAGTGTTAGCAGAAGATGTAGATGAAGTTCCAGGAGCATTATGGAATAGGGATACTCTTGAATCTACTCGAGTGCATGAAATTCCAGAGCTTGAGAAGATTGTAGTTGCTGTTGATCCGTCTGCTAGTTCTACTGGAGATGAGGCTGGAATCATTACAGTGGGTAAGAAAGATAAGCATGGTTATGTATTAGCAGACAATTCGGTTCAGGGAACTCCAGAGGTATGGGCAAAAGCTGCCATCACTGCTTTTTATTTGAATCATGCAATGTATATAGTTGCTGAAAAGAATAATGGTGGAGAGATGATTCAAAGTGTTATTGGACAAGTTGATAAGCAAGTAGTTGTAAAGCTTGTTCATGCAAGTAAATCAAAAGCAACTCGGGCAGAACCAGTATCTATTATATTTGAACAAGGTAGAGGGCATCTTGTTGGGGAATATTTAAAGTTAGAAGATGAATTATGTTTGTGGACTCCTGGGGACAAGAGTCCGAATAGATTAGATGCTATGGTGTGGGGATTCACGGAACTTGATTTGGGGGGAAGTATAGATTGGGAAGCAGTAGTGGGAATGCGATGACAATACATATTCTTTGTACAATTTGTGGACAACAAAGAGAACAAGAAGGAGCCATTGCTGTTGGCTATTCTCGAGATGGAAAATACATGGACTTGTTTGTTTTGATGTGTAATGAATGTAAGCAGAAAACAATTGCTGGAGATTGGGAATATAAAAATAAACAAGTTCGAGATTATATACAAATTTGTGAACAAGAAAAGACTGGAGGAAAAGAAAATGGCATTACTCAGCGACCTGCTTAAGGATGATGTAAAGAAAAGTCTGTATGCCATGACGAAAGATGGTAAGCGGATGACAAGAGATGATAAGTTTGATGAGACCCAAGTAGGGGCTGCAAAGAAAGAAGGAGCAAAGGCTGCTAGTGACGGAGAGAAAATAACCAGTAATCCTTATCCAAAAGATTCTACAGCTTATTCAGCTTGGAATCAAGGATTTAAAGGAATCAAGGATGCTGAAGATGAGTCGGATATCTTTACTGAAGATGGTCCTCCTGATTATTATGCAGCTATTGTTTCTGTTGCACGACAGGCTGACAATCCTAGAGCTAACAAAGAATATTTGAGAAAGAATATTGAGCCGATCTTTAAGGCCAGAGGAGTGCCGTTTGAAAGTGATAAGTTTGAAGCTGAGTATAAACGATTCAGCCAGGCAAGAATGGGCAGAGAATATGAGAAGAGTAAGGATGCAGCAGAAGAATTTCGGGAAGGAGAAAAGGTAAAGATTAATTATGGAGAACATTCAGGAAAGACGGGTACGTTTGTTGAATATTCTCCATCTGGATCGTTCGCCATTGTCAAAGTTGCTGGAAACAACGTTGGATATGATACTTCTAATTTGAAAAAGATAGGAAAGTATCATGATGCAGAGTCTAACTGCACCTGTGAAGAAAACATGGAAGACATGAAGCGAGCATGGTATTGCCCGCAGCACGGACATAGAACTCTTACTAGCAGTGAAATGATTTTAAAAAGAACCAGTGATGCATCTTATGTGAATGCCTATAGAGTTAGAGATGGAAAGAATGATACAGCGAAAGAAAGAATCGAATCTTTGAAGAGGCAATTGAAGCAGGCAATCCAAGCAGGAGATAGTGAAGAGGTAAAAGAATTAAAGGAAGCTCTTCAGGAAGCAGAGGAGCAGTATAAGAGAGATACTACGGAGGATGATGGTGGATTTACTCTTGCTGGATTAAAACATGAATTGCAGAGACACACAAAGAATTTAAAATACTATGAGGACAATCCGGAGAAGACCCTGTCTGGTGCGAATAGAAGCCAGACAATGAAAGAGCTCAAGGGAAATGTTGCTCAGGTTCAAAAGATGATTGACAACTTTGATAAGACAAAGGACGACTGGTCTCCAGAAGCAAGAGAGGCAGCAGCTGAAGCTAGAAGAAGGAATGCAAAGAATAAACCTGACGATCAGCCTAAAGCTAAATCAGAAGTAAAGTCTAAACGTCCGAAAACTATGGCTGAGGCTCTTCAAGACATGGATATTAAAATGTATTCCCCAAAGGGAGAGGCTGGAGAAAAAATTAGAAAAAAATTATGGGAAACTCTAAATGCTCCGCACAATACACCAGGAACGAAAGAGTATGAAGAATCAATGAAAGAACTAGCTTTAACAATTAAAGCCAGAGAAGAGAAAGAAAGAGAAAAAAAGAGAGAAAAAAATAAATCAAAAGATTCAGATCTGATGGCGCAATCCTTATTCAATCAAATTAAAAGAGAAGGGGATCTTGAAGATGCAAGAGAGCAGGATGCAGAGGATTTCATGTCTGCTTATCCAGGCCTAAGCAAAGGGGAAGCTCAGAAGTTATACAATCTGGTGCAGCAATGGGCACATGACTCAGCGAATCCAAGATTGCAAATCAATCCCAACTTGATAAAGGATATAGCCAGAGAGAATGGGTATAACGATATAAATGATAAGGATGTCAAAAGAGCTCACGACTTCGCAAGCAAGTACAACGATCCACAGGATTACTTAGATGCTATAAAGGAATTCTTCAGCTAACACAAAGATATTAAAATGGAAACAAAGAAAAGTTAAGACAAAGTAAATCCACAAATACGAGAAGACGATGTTACTATCAGAACTGCTCAAAGATAAGAAAGATTCATTATACCTGCTGACTAAGGATGCAGGTAACTTCAAGGAAGAGGAACATCCGAGAGGGCAACCTGCAAATGCAGGTCAATTCGCTAAAGGAGCAGGCTCAGCTAAGAAAGCAGAACCACAAGAAGGAGAAGAGGCAAGAAAGGGAGGCGGCAAATTCTTAGGGACAATGCAGGAGATGATCAGGAACAAGGAATCAGATGAGGCTATTAAGAAAGCATTTACGCAGATGTTCAAAGAGAAGGGAGTAACAGATCCTGCATTCATTGCTAAACGTATCGAGTTTTATAAGAAGCTGACAAAGAAATTCCCAGGAGGAGAACCCCCTAAGAAGACAGAGCCAGTAGTAGAACCAAAGAAGACGGAAGAGCCAAAGCCGACTGCTACTAAGACAGGTAAGAAATTCGATGCTAAGAAGTTCAGAGAGAAGTATCAGAGTGACCTGAAGTCTTATGATAAGGAAGCAAAGCCATACAAAGATCAAATGGCTGAGATCAATACAGAGATGATTAATATAAGGATGAAGCTGGTTGATACTAACAACAGTGCTGGGGTTGGTGTATGGAAACAGCTTGAATCAAACGAGAGATACCAGAAGTTGAAATTTGACTATCATGATGCTAAGGATGAGCTTGATCATATTAGATTCCAGCAAAGACATTTGTTTAGAGAGATGATGTTCCAGCCAACTACTAACCAGAAAATTCCAGTAGCAGAAATAACTGGAGGAAGTGGTCCAGCATCTGAGAGAAAGGAAGCAAAGAAGTGGGCAGAAGATACGCTTAGTGATTTGTTTGCTCACATTGATTCATCTGCATTAGATAGGACAGGCTGGCATAATAGTGAGACTAGAAGAGTGTCTATTAATTATTACCCTGGTACTATGGGTAGGGCATGTTTTAATTATGGTAGATCAGATGGTGGAGAGATTACTCTTCATAAAAAGGGGAAAGATGATTTAATCCATGAGTTCGGGCATTGGATTGAATGGAACAATGCAGCAGCAAAGAGAGCAGTGGTTCGATTCAAAGCAAGAAGGACAGGTGAAGAGAAAGCTAGGCCTCTTAACTCAATAAAGAATAGCAGCTGCTATGATGATCATGAAATTGCAAAGCCTGACAAGTTCTTCAATGCTTATGTGGGAAAGATATATCCCAATGGCAGCACTGAGATCTTATCTATGGGACTAGAAGAGATTATGGCAAGACCAGCAGAATTCGCAAAGAAAGACCCTGAGCATTTCGAGTTGATATGTGAGATTATGCAGGGCGTGTATCCTGGAGAAGATAAAAAGTTAGAAGCTGTTCCAGATTATGAGGAGATCTAATGGCAACGAAGATTGAAGTTTATGGAGTAGAGGCAGAATGGACTGAAGAAGGTCTGTGGACTTCTAGTCATGAAGAGCTGACCTTTATTCTGAATATGAATCAAGAACAGAATCAGCTACCCTCTGGTGCGAATCCATGGCCTGCTGGAGTTGCTGTTGAGATAGCTAAAGATATTTTTCCAGATCTAAAGATTATAGAGCAAGAAGACAAACCAGAATTCGACAAGAAGGTTACATACTAATGCTGCTATTTGATTTGTTAAAGGGAGAGCCCGGTAGTTTATTTCTGAGCACTGTAGATGCAGCTGCTTTCGTGGAGTCTGAGCATCCAAGGGAGCAGACAGGGAAATTCACAGCTGGAGCAGGGAGCAATAAAGGACCTAGCAGTGAAACTAGAAGCGAATCTAGTAACGAGGGCAGAGCAGACGTGATAACTAAAGGGTATGACACTCCGGAAGCCAAGAAGGCCATTGAAGGAATATTCAATGGAGTAGAGAAAGCGAAGATTGAAATCAAGGCTTCTGACATTCATCCCAAGCATGAGTTCTCAGTCAACACTACAGGAGCTGGATTCAAATCAACTCTTACTGTGGATAGGAAGGCTAAAGACATATTCGTAGATGAGGTCCATATTTCACGGACAAAGCAAGGAAGAGACATAGGCAAGAATATGATTCACAACATGATTGCCTTTGCAAAGAAAGAAGGAATGCAGACGATCAGCTTGTGGGCTGCTGAGAAGGTCGGCATATATGCTTGGGCCAAACTCGGATTCGACTATGATCAGCCTACAGGATTGCAAGATGCAAAGGCTTCTCTGAAGATCTACTGCAAAGATAACGGCATAAAGTTAGGGAAAGAAGATTTGAATAAACTAAAGACAGCAAAGGATGTAGCAAGTCTTACAATCAATGATGAGACGGTGGGAAAGAATTTCATGCTGTCAGGAAGTCACGGAAGTTGGACAGGAGTGTTAAAGATATGAGTCAAGAAATCCCGATCATAAGCGCTAAGGGTTCTGCAGGCGGCAATGACGACACCTTCTTCTGGGAAGAGCTGCTAGCAGATGACAACAAAGATTTCACAGAAGAATATTTGGGGATAAAGGCAGATGACCAAGTTCGACCTACAGAAGATACTTCGTAGCGATTTGACAAGGCTGACAAGAATGTATTCGCTTGAGCCTTTTCAAAAGCTATCAACACCAGAGATAGGGTGCCTGATCAACTTGCTGGTGGAGGTCATACCTTACTCTGCTTGTTACCTGAATATAGGAACTGGAGCAGGCTATTCATTAGTAGCAGGTGCTGCATGGAATTCAGAGAAGATGTGTATAGGAGTAGATAATTGGAGCGAGATGCAGGAATCAAAATACCTGCATGACAGAATCTATCCTTATAAGAATGTCCGCTTCTATGAAATGGATTACAAGGAATACTTCAAGCAACACATACTGCCTATAGGCCTTTACTATTATGATGCTGACCATTCTGCTGAGGCCACCTATGAAGGCTTATCCCTGGCAGTTCCTTTTATGTATGAAGGATCGCAGATACTTATTGACGATTGGAATTGGGAAATGGTAAGAGACGGAGCATTTGAATTCTTAAAAGCTAATCCTGAATACTCAATCATCTACGAGGAATTCACAGAGGTGCCTGTTGAAGATACAAGTGAGAAGATGCATCGCTTATGTGAGATGTATAATGGGATTTGCATCATGAGGAGAAACTGATGCTGCTTGCTGATAAATTAAAAGACCATAAGGATAGCCTGTTCATGCAGACGAAGGATGCCGCCAGATACATAATCAACTTCCAAGGCATGACCATTGGCATTGAGAATCCTGAAGGCTCAACAAGAGAAGGAGAACATGAAGATGGCACTAAATGGAAACAGACTTACTTTCATGCTTATGGATTTATCATAGGTACGAAAGGAGCGGACGGCGAGGAGATCGATTGTTTTATTGGCCCGAATGAGAATGCTGAGAAGGTATACATCATCCACCAGCAGATTGCCGATGAGTATGATGAAGACAAGGTCATGCTTGGCTTCGATTCGAAAGAACATGCCCGAGATGCTTATCTGGGACACTTCGATACTCAGAGCTTTCTGGGCCCGATCACTGAAATGGATGTAGAAGAATTCAAAGACAAAATATATGGGAGGAATGAAAGATGAAAAGAAAAGTAATGCTGTATGTGATGATTGCTTTGTTGATCGGTATTGTGCTAGCCGTATCTTATCAGGCAGCACAGGCTGCCCCTGCTATGGGCCAGCTGAAGATTGTAAGAGTTCTGCCTGATGGTGCTCCTGCTAGTTCAAGTGGTATAGCGCCTGCAACATGGACAGACGCAATAGTGCTTGCAGCTAATACTCCGGCTACTTACAATCCGCCTCCAGGAGCAGTATTCGCTTTGATCACTTGCAATGGAAATGTCTATGTAACTTTTGGATCTACCGTGTCTGCTGTTCCAGCATCTTCTATTACAAATGGATCATCGCCAACATTGAATCCGTCCTTGAGAAATATAAACGGAATCACTACTATGGGATTTATCTCGGCATCCATCGCAATCTGCACCATTGACTTATGGAATCAATGATATGATATGCAACTTCTGTAGAAAAGAGATTAATGAATTAGCCGGCAGGAAAGGCGTGCAGGCAGGCGAAGGCGGAGCGGTCATCTGCTATCATTGTGTCATGTGGGCAAAGCAAGCAGTATCAGAGCCGTTCTTTGTAGACGCTAAGATGATTCACCTCAGGGACTATGTAGAGGTTAAGAATAAGCAGAAGGCAGACTTGCCACAGACTATTGAAGAAAGGATACCAGAATGAAGCTGAATCATTTTATATGCCCGACATGTGGTCACGACTTCTATGTAGAAGGGTCTTATTCAACTTGTGATGATTGTCAATGTCACTTCTATGCATCTCAATCTAAGACATGCAAGAATGCAAAGCCTATGGGATCATGTGGATATCCATTCACATATGACCAATCACATGTTAATAATCACTTTACAATTGCTACAGATCATCATTCTGGAAGTAAATACTAAGGAGGATTAGCAATTGGATACGGAAAAAGTACTCTTAGAGCAAGCAAGTAAAATTGGTGGTCTTGAAGAGGCAACGCAAACAATAAAAATTGATGTGCATACAATTTTTCAATCTCTTGAGACGATAAAAGATATTGCTAACAAAAGTAATCTTTCAATTGAAAAGCTTAGTTTAAAGATAGACAATGGCATTTCAAGTAAGTTAAAGATAATAACAGATACATTAGAAACAATTCAAAACAAGAATGAGCGAAATGGGGAGAGAAGCAGAGATAAACAGGATAGAAAAGAAGAAAAGCAGCAAGATAAATTTGAGAGAGCGGATGAAAGGAAAGAAGAAAGAATCCATAATTTAGAAGAAGATTCATGGATAGTTAAGATTCTTTCTGGCGGAACAAAGAAAGCTTTGATAGGTTTAGTCAGCCTAATGATTATCTCTGGCATTATTTTTGCTGTGATTACAAATGCAGGATACTATATGCAGAAGAAATATACTTTCCAAGAGACTCCTGGTCTTATTAAGGAATTGGTAGAACAGGGGAAATCTGAATATCATATCCACCGCATTTCTAATAGTGAGATTATACTCCATGCAGGAAATCTTGATTTGCCTGCATGGAGGATTAATCCAGAGACGCAGCAAAAAGAGAATATGCCTTCAGTGAGAACAGAAGAGGGTTTTAACAAATATATTAAAGAAAGAGTAGTGAAGTGAGTAAGTTCAAGATAATATATTATAGTGAGAACTATTGTTTATATCATCAGAGGGAATGCAATAGGGGTCTTCATCCTGAATGTCCAAAGCCTATAGGAAAGCTGGAAGTCCCTTGTAAATATTTTGTTCCAAGAAGTGAGATGCAAGACAAGAAGTGAATAGTGACACAAACAACGTAACAAGGGAAGGAGTAGTATTATGGATGCAAGAACTATATTGATTATCATCGCGTGTATTTGTTGGGCAGTCGCAGCGCTCCCGTTGGCGACCGTAGAAGCCAGAGTCAGAACTGGTTGGCTTGGGATGTTGTTCTTTGGGATATCCCTGTTGATTAGGTAAGGAGATGAAATGTGCCCCTCATACTTCTGAGGGGCACATTTAAAAAGATGAATACAATAATATTACATAAGGTCATTATTGCAATTGGAATTTTATATACCTTTGTTGTGATTGGATATGCAGTCTGGTTGTATAAGAAAGTTAAGGATGGCAAAGAATGAATCTGCATGAATACATGGAATCATATTTAAGGTGGCAACAGAATTATCTAAATTTCTGCAATACTTTTTGGAGTATGTATTTGCAGAGAGTCAATGAAAGAATTAAGGAGATGACTAATGGCTAAGAAGATTTCAAAGGCTCTTGTCCCGATGATACCAGAGAGAAAAGGAAAGCTGACTATTGATCAACAAACTCTAGACAGCTTTATGAATGTGGCGGCTAAGCTTGGAATACAAGCTGAGAATTTAAGCAGCCAGGGATATTATGCGCTAGGCCCATTCATCACGCGCAATAGGATTGAACTTGAAGCTGCTTATAGATCTAGCTGGCTGGTTGGTCAAGTGGTGGACTGCATTGCTGAGGACATGACTCGAGATGGAATCAATATACGCTCAGAACTCAAGCCTGACGATATCCAGAAGATACAAGTTGGATTCAGTGAGTTTGGAATATGGCACGACATCTCTATGGCAATCAAATGGGGAAGGTTATACGGAGGAGCAATAGCAGTCATCTTAATTGACGGAGCGAAGTATGATACTCCTTTGAATATAGAAGCCGTTGGAAAAGGAAAATTCAAAGGTCTTGTTATACTTGATCGTTGGATGGTGCAGCCTACAATGGGAGACTTGATTACTGACATTGGTAAAGATCTGGGTAAGCCTAAATTTTATCAGGTGCTAGGAACATCAACTTCATTCCAGGGAGAGAAGATACATCATACCCGCTGTATGCGCTTCGATGGAATTGAGCTTCCTTATTATCAGAAGTTGTTTGAGAATCTTTGGGGCATGTCAGTTGTCGAGAGAATGCTAGATCGTCTTATGGCATTTGATAGCGCTACTCAGGGAGCAGCTCAGCTTTTATATAAGGCCTACCTGCGTGTTATTAAAGTAAAGGGATTCAGGGAAGCGCTGTCTTTAGGAGGAACAAAAGAAGCAGCAGTCATTAAATGGTTCCAGTATATCCGGTTGATGCAGACGAACGAGGGAATCACAACGCTTGATGCAGAAGATGATTTTGCAGTCCATCCATATTCTTTCGGGGGCATATCTGATATGCTGATTCAATTCGGTCAGCAGATTTCAGGAGCTACTGGAATTCCTCTTGTAAGATTATTCGGTCAATCTCCTACAGGACTTAATTCTTCTGGAGAGTCAGATCTTAGAAATTACTATGATCATATAAACAAGCTGCAAGAGAATCAATTGAGACCTCAACTTGACAAGTTGCTAGCAGTCATGTCTATGTCAATACTTGGACATGAGCTTCCTGAAGATTTAGAGTTTGATTTCATTCCCCTGTGGCAATTGTCTGAGACAGAGAAGGCAGAGATTGCATCTACAGATTCTGACAATGTAGCAAAGCGTCATGAGGAAGGACTGATTAAAAAGTCTACGGCTTTAAAGGAGCTGTTGATTAGCAGCAGGATTACAGGAAGGTTCACAACAATAACTGAAGATGATATTAAGGATGCAGAAGAAGAAGATGCAGCTCCTCCTGCTCTTGTTCCTGGTATGCCTGGAGCACCAGCACCGCCTGCAGGCGGAGGAGAACATAAACCTGAAGAACCTGATTCTGCAAATGAGAGGCTGGGCGGATCAAATCCAGAAAATACAAAAGAAGGTGAAGGAAAAGATCCGATAGATAAAAACTATAAAGGAACAGATGCTCCTCCAAAGAAGAAATCTATTAAGGATAGTGTAGTGGATTTCTTTCGAGATGTATTTAAAGAATCTGAACATCCAAGGGGGCAACCTGGAAACGCTGGACAGTTTGGCCCAGGCGGAGGATCAAAATCCTCGTCTAGTTCAAAAAGTGAGGGAGAAGGTGAATCGTCTCGTCCCCGGAAAGAAAGCGAAACTAGAGGCAACAAGAAGGACAAAGTTCAGCTTGTTTCGACAAAAGTCGTAGGAGAAAAGCATATGGCAGCGAATGGTAAGCCTCTTCCGCCTCATGTTGCTTCTAAGAGGATTCCTCCAGGATGGACAAATGTGCAATACAATCCTGATCCAAAAGGCGAGCTTTTGATTATGGGATATGATAAGAAGGGTCGTCCACAAAGATTATATTCTGCTGCTCACTGGGAAAAGGCGGATGCAGAGAAATTTTCTCGAGTAGATGATTTGAATACTAACTATAATAAAGTTAAGAATGAAAATTTGAAGAATATGAAAGGACCGCAATCAGAAGCAGCAACTGTTCTGGGATTGATTATGGATACAGGGATACGCCCGGGCGGAGAAGAAGGCTCAGGGGATTTCGCTGCCTATGGAGCAACTACTCTCGAGGGAAGACATATAAAGGTTAATGGAAATAATGTAGTTTTAGAATTTGTTAGTGGGAAGTCGAAGGGAAAGACTAAGACAATACCTGTTACAGATCCCTCTGTAGCCAAGACTCTTATCGAAAGGTCTAAGAACGTTAAGAAAGATGAACAGATATTCTCTGTTGATGAATTCGGGTTGTTGAAGTATACAAAGTCTCTTGACGGACAGAAGTATATTACAAAAGACTTCCGGACACTGATTGGGACGAAGACAGGCATGACTGCAATGAAAGATGTAGAGAAGCCTACAGATATGAAGTCGTACAAGAAGGCTTGTATGAAAGTTGCAAAAGTAGTTGCTGAGAAATTGGGAAACACTCCTAAGATGGCATTGAAGTCTTATATCAATCCAGTGATATTCGCTGATTGGAGGATCGACTAATGTTATTCGAAGATATGACAGTAAGTAGGGGCAGAGTTATAACAAAGGATGAAGCCCTTACAGAAGTTGAAAAATTTTCTATGGATGATGCCATACTGATAGCGTCTGTGATGGGTATTGACTTATTGCAGACAGATCCAGAAGAGTTTCACATGGGACTTAATGTTGAGCTTGAGCATGGAACTATCAATGCAGAAACGAATATAACAAACGATGATCCTATCATGACAGGGAAGATTGCATGGGCACACCTGAATGAGATCCCTGATTATTACACTCGCCTTGCCAAAATGGAAAAGGAAGGCAAGAAATTAAAGGAGACGACATGAGTTACATTGAAGATCTACCAAGGGCACAGTTTGGAGAAATCAAAGAAGAACCCGATGAGGTAGTTGCTGGAACAGATGCAGATGAGAAAGATGATGATGCTCCTGCTTCTCAGATGCTGATCGACATGCTTGGATTTGATCCAGACAAAGTTGACGACGAAGGAAACGATATCTAAGGAGAGAACAATGGCAGAAGAATGGAGAGAAGGTCATGATAAATTCAGTAAGGCTAAACAGAGACGGCTTGCAAGGAACCGTGAAATTTTGATTAAAAAAAATGTGGGTTATATTGCTCCTGTCCCAAGTAATAGTTATAAAGAAGGTTGGGAAAGAATCTGGGGGAAGAAGTGACATATACATTAGATGCCCCAAAGAATAAACCTGTTCCTATTAAGATAAAGTCAAAGGACTCTCCATTCCAGAAGTCTAAGAATATCCAGATGGGATATGAACGAGCGCTGCGTGGAGTAGCAAAGGAAGTTGGAAAGCTGATCAGGGGGTATGACCCTAAGGACTTGCTGTCTGTTGAAAGATTGAAGAGGGCGCTATACAGTTATTCAGATTTGATCGAGCCGTGGGCTAGAAAGTTAGCAGGTAAAGTAGTTGTGAGTCTTGACTATCAAGATAAGAATGCCTGGAGAAAACATACACAGAAGATGTCAGTTGCAATGCGACTTGAGTTGTTGAATACCCCTACAGGAGATGAACTACGTCAGCTTCTTGAAGACAATGTAGCTCTGATTACATCTCTACCCATAGAGGCAGCTCAGCGAGTTCACGAATTAGTTACAGAGAGTCTAGCGACGAGTATTCGAGCAAGTGAGATTGCTACTAAGATAATGAAGACAGAAGATATAACAAAGAACAGGGCAACAATGATTGCCAGGACAGAAGTAGCGAGGGCTTCTAGCTTATTGACTCAAGTAAGGGCAACAAATATAGGATCTGATTCTTATATTTGGAGGACTGCTAATGACAGGATAGTCAGAGAGTCACATCGCAAGATGAATGGAAGACAAGTTAAGTGGGCAGTAGCTCCTACTTTGATAGACGGAACAACAACGCATGCAGGGCAGATATACAACTGTAGATGTTATCCAGAACCGATTATTTCTGATCTGGAATAAGAAAATTGAAGAAAACGAACGTTTTCACAAAGTATGAAAGCAAGTATTTCTTTTATATAATAGAAGGACTTGCTTCAGAAAACAACGGAGGATGCTATGTTACTAAGTGAGTTGCTCAAAAGTTCAAAAAATTCCAAGTACATGAAAACTAAAGATGCTTCTACTGTAAGGACTATTGATTCTAGCAATTATAGTTGGGAGCATTGGGATCATGACCCTTCTTCAGGAAAATATAGTAATGAATATAAGGTAACTCATTATAAAGGATATAGAATTGTAGAATCTATCGCTGATGCTGGTATGGGATATGTAGTGATGGAAGGAAGTGGTAAACGAGGCATTGATGATGAATTCGATTCTATGTCTGATGCAAAGAAAGTTATTGATGAACTGACAGGAACAAAAGATGCCAAGACAGAATGGTTTGTCATGGAAGAGATAACAGGTAAGATTCTTAGTAAAGGATTCACATCTGAATCTGAAGCAGAAAAAGAAATGGCAAAGCTTCTTGCAAAAGGAAAAACAAATATCTATGTTGAAGAAGAATATGCAAGAGACTCCAAGACTGGGGACGCTACACCTCTTTGGAAACTTCAAGAAGATTTGAGGGATGCTAAAAATAAAGCAGAAAGAGACGCTATACAGAAAGAAATAAATAAAGAATTGGAGAAGATTGCCAAAGAGAATTTAAAGACTGGTGATGATCGTTATACTCAGCAGGATATAGCAGTATTGAAAAGAAGTATCCAGCAACAGAAAGAAGTGTTAGAAACAGAACTTGATCCTAAGATGAAAAAGAAAAGAGAAGGCTGGATCAAAGAATGGGAAGAAGAGATTAAAGGATTAAAAGCTAAAGACTCATACACTGGCGATCCTCTCGAACAAGGCTCCTCCAAAGAAGCAATCTCAAAGAACATCGCTATTGAACGCAATGCTGGCAAACCTGAAAAACAAGCGATTGCCATTGCCATGAGTGAGGCGGGCAAGAGCAAGGATGACAGTGGAGTAAAGACTTCCTATTATAAAAGTTTTGAAATCAACGAAAGTCCTCATGGTTGTATTGTTATTGGGAGTGGAGATAAGAGAACTCTTTATCAGGGCAAGAATACTGAGCAGGTAAAAAAGGAAATTGATAAAGATATCACATCAGGTAAATATGATAAGAGGTAGTTGATGCCAGAAAAAATGAGATTCTATGTTGAGGAGCAATTAAGTGAGCATATGGCTGAGACGCCAGAAGGGTTTCTGCTTTGCTTAGGAGTTCCGATTACTCGGACAGGCGAATTTCTTTATAAGGCAAACGAAGTCCCAGTAGAAGCAGATCGCTCTGGGATGATTACGATCAAGCGCTTTGAAGAAGATGTGTTTGATGAAAAGGCTATGAAGAGTTTTGAAGGAAAGCCTGTTACGATCAATCACCCTTCTGGTTTTGTTGGTCCTGAGAATTGGGCAGGACTTGCTCATGGTCATTTGCAGAATGTCCGTAGGGGAGATAGAGAACAAAAGGATATGTTAGTTGCGGACATGCTCATTACGACTGCTGAGGCAATTGAGCTTGTCAAGTCGGGGTTACGAGAAGTCTCATGCGGATATGATGCAGAGTATGAGCAGTTGGAAGAAGGAGTAGGGAAGCAAAAGGACATAGTTGGGAATCATGTCGCGTTAGTTATGAAAGGGAGGGCTGGTTCTCGGTGTGCAATCGGAGACACGGGTAAAATCTGTGACGGTTGTGGAAATTGCAGTTGTGGAAAAGAAAATAATGTAGAGGAGGTTAACATGGGAATTAAAGAGTTAAAAAAGAAATTGCGGGTTTGGATTGACTCTATGCCTACCGCAGATCAGGATCTTGAGGACAATCCCAAGGCAAATCGGGAAGACGCCAAGATTCGAAAAGAGTCGGCTGACAAGAAGGGCAAAGCCAAAGATGATGAGGAAGAAACTGGTACGGATATCGAGAAGAAGAAAAAAGGTGAATCCGAAGATACTGGCGAAGCAGCTGCTATGGTTGCAGAGGCAAAGACTGGCGCCGCTCTTACTGTCAAAGATGATGACGATGAGGAAGATAATAAAGACCTCAAAGAAGATGAGAAAGGCAAGGGTCTGAAAGCCAAAGACAAAAAGGCTAAGGACAAAGATGAAGATGAAGATGAAGATGAAGATGAAGAAACAATTGATGCAGAAGATCCAGCTGCTGTTAAAAAACTGAAGAACGATGTTGAAAAGGCTGCTATTCTTGCTCTTGACAATGATGGGGATGACGATGAAGATGACAAGAAGGATTTGAAGGAACAGGTCAAAGATCTTCGTCGGGCTATTAAAGACATGGCCGCTTCTCAGAAGAAGTTCCAAGATGGTGTTGCCAAGGTTATTAAGGATGCAGAAGCAGCAGAGGAAGCAGAAGCAGAGAAAGAGACGAAGGAAAAGAATGAGACTGCTGACTGTGATGCTACCTGGAATGAAACTGCTCATGCAGCGGAGATCCTGTTCCCAGGGATGCATCTCCGGAAGCCTACCAAAGATCATGGCTCAAGAATGCGAGAGATTAAGATTACTGCATTGCGAGGGGCCTCGCTTCGTCCTGATAGTAAAGATGTTGTTGAAAAGATTGTCAAGGGCAGAGCATTCAGCAAAATGACAAACGATGCTCTGGATGTGGCCTTCACCGGTGCTGCCGAGTTATTGTCAGCATTGAACAACGGAAAGGTCGGTAGAGGTTCTATTGCCATCGAGACGAAGGATTTCGGTTCGCTGTCGAAAATCCAGGAGATCGAAAAGGCCAATAAGAAGTTCTATAAAACGCATGGACATGTGTAAAAGATAAAATAAACTAACTCAAGGAGGAAATAATTATGACAGCATATTTGTACAGAATGCCCGCAGGTATTCCTGGTGATCTGACTCGTAGGGAACATTGCAAGGTTGAACAACAGCAGATGGATCCGAATTATCCTTGCTTGTTTTTTGGGATTCCTGTTAAAATGGTATCCGGTCTTATCCGGCCCATGACTGCTGGAGATACTTCTCAGCCTTACGGATTCCTGGTTCGGCCTTTTCCGACCCAGAGACAGACAAATGAAATTCTCGGTGTTGCAACGCCAGATCCTACTCAGATCTGTGATGTCATGGTCAGTGGTTACATGACAGTGAAGGTTTACGAGGGAACTCCGGCAAAGAATGGTGCAGTGTATTATCGTGGACAGGCTGGTTCGCCTGCTGGTAACCTTGGACAGCTGGAAACAGATTCGTCTGGTTCTCCTACGATCAACACGGCTATCACGAATTGCCGCTTCATGGGTACTTTCGATGCCAACGGATTTGGTGAGATCGCGTTCAACGTGTAATTGAAAATTTAACATTCCAATGAAGGAGGAAAAATAACATGAATGGTATGATGACATTTGATAGAATGACTCTTGACAGCACCGGTGCATTTCTGGTTGGTGAACTCGAGAGACTCGACCAAAAGCTTCATGAGCCTTTGGTTGCTGTAACATGGGGAAGGGATATCGATCTGCGTGAAGACGTTTCCATTGCTGATGAGTCTTCGTCTTTTACGAACAGCACCTTCGCCGCTGCTGGTGGTATTAACTCCAGTGGTAAAAATTTCATCGGCAAGAACACCAATGCAATTCCAGGCGTTGGGCTGGACATTGGTAAAACTGTTAGCCCCTTGTATCTCTGGGGTTCTGAAATTTCCTACACCATTCCGGAACTGCTTTCCGCCCAGCAGCTTGGTCGCCCGGTCGACGAGCAGAAGTTCGCAGGCATGCAGTTGAAATGGCAGATGGACATTGACGAGATGGTCTACATTGGCGACTCTGGTATGGCTAAATACGGTCTTGTCAATTCGGTCGCAGCAGTTACTACAGGTTTCGTTGCTGCTGGTGCTCTGACCTTTACGGCGTGGACGAAGAAGACCCCAGCTGAGATTCTGGCTGATGTTAATGCCCTGATCAACTCCTGCTGGTCAGCTGCTGGCTTTGCAATTTGCCCCAGCAAGCTTCTTCTGCCTCCGGCGCAGTTTGCATACCTGGTGTCTCAGGTTGTTTCTACTGCCGGTAATATCTCGATCTTGAAGTTCCTGCAGGACAACTGCATCAGCAACAGCATCAATGGTAAGCCTCTGGACATTCAGCCCTGCAAGTGGTTGACTGGTCGTGGCGCTAATGCAGGTTCTCCGTCTACGGCAACTGACCGCATGATGGTTTATACCCAGGACAAGATCCGGGTGCGGTATCCTCTGGTTCCTCTGCAGAGAACTCCGCTTGAGTACCGTTCTATTTATCACATGACGACTTACTTCGGTCGCCTTGGTGTTCTGGAATGGGTGTATCCCGAAACGGCGTACTACGCTGATGGTATCTAATCAGCTTGGTGTCCGATTGAAATTCTAAAGGAGAATTGTCATGAAGATAACATTGAAACGCCCGATAGCATTGGGCTTCGGGCTTATGGGTGATCAGCTTGATCTTAAAGCTGGAGAACACATTATTGACGATGCATGGGCATCTGATACTTTTGTGAAGTCATTAATTGCATCCGGAGACATCGTCATGGGTGGCGATGTCCCGGTTGCACCTAACCAGCTGAGTTACGGTCAAGGTCCTATCCGAATGCCAGAATCTGGTTCAATCAAGAATATTGAACAACCTAAGAAAGTAGGTACTCTGAAGTACGACATGGATAAGGTTGTATTCACTGAGTCTGGACCAAAGAAAGTTGATATCCCTGTTGATGCTACATTGGTTGATGATGATGCAGAGTCAGGTATTGATGATGCTGCTCTTGATTCTGAAATCAAAGATGATGAAGAAAAAATTGCAGTTCTTCAGGAAGATGTTGAAAAGAAAACAGTATTAAAGAAAAGATCCAAGAAGAAGGAGTCATAACAATGGCTTTTGATTTAACTGTCTTCCGGACAAATTTTCCAGAGTTTGCTGATCAAAGTGTATATCCTCTTACGCTCATAATATTCTGGGCTGGTATTGGAGATACAATGTTGAATACTGATCGTTGGGGGGATATCAGAGATCAAGGGCTTCAGTTGTATGTTGCTCATGAGATCACATTGTCAGTAAGGAATCAGTCAGTAGGAGCAATCCCAGGAGGCGCTCCTGGGTTAGGGGCAGGAGTGATTAGTAATATAAGTGTTGGAGGAATTTCTGTTGGAATTGATACTCAAGCTTCTATTGAAAGTTACTCTGGCCATTACAATGAAACAAATTACGGTAGACAGTTTATCAGGTTAGCAAAAATGGTTGGAATGGGAGGAGCCCAAGTATAATGTTTGATGTTAATTTTAGAATGACAACCAAAGTTGATCGTGTACAAAAAATGGTTAATGACATTTTAAAATTAACTAATAAGCAAGTTCTAGTAGGAGTTCCTGATGATAAGAATCAAAGAAAAGAAGGTCCTATTGGGAATGCAGCTCTTGCTTATATACACGATAAGGGTTCTCCTTTGCAAGGAATTCCAGCAAGACCGTTTATGGAACCAGGAATCAATCAGGTGCAAGACAGAATTAACACTCATATGCTGGCAACAGCTAAGGCTGAATTAGAAGGGGATCAAGATAAAGTTGATCGTCATTTAAGTGCAGCAGGTATGATTGCTCAGAATAGTATTAAAAGAGTTATTAATGAGGGAGTTGGTTTTGCTCCGATTAAAAGATCTACAGCCCTAGCACGATTGAGAAAGAGGAAAGGTGCTGATAAATGGAGTAAAGAAAAAAGAGAAGATATTATTGAAGGCATGCAGCCTCTAGTAGCTACAGGACAATTGAGAAACAGTATAACCTATGTTGTGGCGGATAAGGAATGATCAATCTATCTAGTATAGTAATGTCTCCTCTTTTTGTACAGCCTTTTAAGGTAAGAAGAAGTAATGGAGAATTTGGTGAAGGAGGATGGAAGGAGATTGCTCAAGTTCCAGATTCATTCACAATGTGGGGAACAGTTGTACCAGCTAATGAGAGGGAGTTAAAACAAGTTCCAGAAGCAGATAGGGCAATGGCTGGAATGCAATTCTTTACGACTCAGCCTCTTTATACTACAAGAAGTGGACAGTATAAAGGAACATCTGATAAGGTGATCTGGAATGGAGATGAGTATAAAATTCTTCAGTGCATGCCTTACAGTGATTATGGATTTTGGAAATCAACAGGTCAGAGGACTTCAGGAGATTAAATGGCGGATGTAAATCTCTCCATTGAACAGATAGAAATAATATTCCAGAACATGATTATAGCAATGCTGGGATATACGAAGTCTGGTTCCCCTGCTAAGTATTCTAGTGATGCTTATTCTGCTGTTAGGATCTCGTGGCCTGATGAAGGAGCGCCTGCTTGGAAGAGAACAGAGGATGTGATTTTCCTAAGTGTATATGAAGATGATGATCTGATAAATCGACAAAGAGACGTGTTGTATACGAATATCGGATCCCCTACAAATCTTAATCAGGCTATGTCATACACAAGGGTTATAAGAATTGACTTTGTTTTGTATGGCCCAAAAAGTTATGTCAATGCTCAATTGATAAGAGACTTGCTTTTCTATCAACAGTATCGTGAGACATTGGCTTTGCAAAAAATGTATTTGATTCCTGATATTGTTGCTCCAGTAAGAGCTCCAGAGTTATTCCAAGGGAGCTGGTGGGAAAGATGTGACATGAGTGCAAGATTTAATGAAGGAATCAACAGAGACTTAACAGTTCCATTCATAACTAGTGCGGAAGTCATTGTCAATGAGGATGATAAAGGACAAGTGGCCGACGTAACAATTTCATAAGTGAGGTGAGAATATGGCAAATCCACAGACTTTAAATCTTGACTCCATTGTGACTATATCGGTGCAGGTGTCTCCTGTTTCTGCTCCGAGAAGCACTTTCAATCAGGCTCTCATTTTGGGGTCATCTACAGTTATTTCTACTGTAGAGAGAGTCAGAAAGTATACACGACTTGCTGATATGCTTACGGACGGCTTCTTGGTTTCTAGTCCCGAGTATATTGCTGCTCAAATTTATTTCAGTCAGATTCCAACTCCATTGACTCTTTGGATTGGTCGTCAGGATAAAACAACTTCTCCAAATGAGACTTGTTTGCAAGCTTTGCAGGCTTGTCGGACAGCTAATTTCCAATGGTATATTGCCATTGTCTTGAATGCTGTCAAAGCAGATCATATTGCGATTGCAGGTTACATTGAGACTGCGACTCCGTCCAGCCTTTATGCATTTACGACTAGTGATGCAGATTGTTTGATTGGATTAACTTCTCCAGCAAACATTTTCACTTATCTTAAAAGCCTAGGGTATAAGAGAACCATTGGTCAGTATGCAACTACACAGAGCGCTTTGTATCCCAACAATATTTATGCTGTTGTAGCGGCTGTAGGGTATGCCTGCGGTCAGAATACGGGTCTGGCTAACTCAGCATTCACTCTAAAATTCAAATCTCAGATTGGTATTGCTACGGAGCCTTTAACTCCTTCTCAGATTGCATTGATTGAAGGACAGAATGGAAATGTGTATCTGTCTTATGGTAACTTCTACACAATCTTTGAGCAAGGACAAATGGCAGCAGCAAATTGGTTCTTTGACCAGGTGATTAATCTTGATATGCTGGTTAACAATATTCAGTTGACAATCATGGATCTGTTGGCAAGCAATCCAAAGATTCCTCAGACAGATGTTGGTGTTGCTATGTTGATTCATGCTGTCAATCGTGCTTGCGATACAGCTGTGTCTGTTGGATTCTTAGGTCCTGGAAATTGGAGTGGTGTCCAGATCCTAAATCTTAACAATGGGGATACAATGCCGAATGGTTATATTGCTCAGGCTGATTCTCTTGCTAATCAATCAACAGCAGACAGAGCAGCTAGAAAAGCTCCTTCTATTTATCTTGCGATTAAACCAGCTGGTGCTGTCCATAGCGTGATAGTCGGTATTTACATTTCGGCATAACAAAAAAGGAAAATTTGAAGGAGGAATAAGAATATGCAAACTACCTATTCATTTTTAGACTTGTCTGGAGTCATTGCTCACCCTCTCGGAGGAACAATGAATTTCACAGGTCTTGGAACAGGTCAGGTAACTGTTTCGATGGCTCAGGAAAGATCTGCTATTGAGACTGCTGCAGACGGATCAGTAATGATCAGTAAATTAGCAGGTAACAATGGTTCGATTCAAATTCAATGTCAGCAGACTTCATTTGTTCATAAATTTTTGCTGGAGCTTTATAACAAGCTTATTATTGCAGGCCCTGATCAGTGGGCTCAAGCAGCAGTATTGCTGAGGAACATATCTGACGGAACGAGCCATGTGGCAACAGGAGTTTGTTTCTCAAAAATTCCTGATAAACTATATACACGACAAGGTCAGATGATTACTTGGTCACTTCTCGCAGGAGATATTCAAAGCGTGACTATGTAATTGTTTGACACTTACCTTTTAAAGGAGAGGGAAATGTCTAAACGAGAAACTTTTAAAATTATTGAATCTTGTGGCCGGAGATGGCGCATTGATAAATTTAATGCGCTAACTGGCTCTTATGTTGTTTATCGTATTCTCTTCCAAATGCTTCCAGGCGGTCTAGAACAAGCTCAAGAAATTCAAGGTTTGAATCTACCGAAGGGTAGAGGTATTATGAATAGACAGGATTTTGCAGAATTGCAAATGGACTGTCTATCTGTTTGTTCTGAGATTGTACAAGTTGGAAGCACAGAGGCAGAAATTCCTATAATTAGGAATGAAGCCTTTACGAGAGAAAATATTGAAGATGATACAATGCTTGTGATGACCCTTACATTACATGCATTGATGTTCAATGTGACAAGTTTTTTCGAAGGCGACGCACTGAAGGATTTAGTATTAAGCTTTCAAACGAGCCTTCCTTCGAGTGCGTCAAGTGTGAAAACGTAGATCATTTTGCATATGCGCCAGTCATGGTTGGAAATTGGCAACAGCATCAAGTATGGGATGGGACTTATACTCTTGATGATTTGATGGACTGGCATGAGATGCATTCAGTGAAAACTGAGAACGAAAAGATGTATAGAGAATATATTGAATCTAAAGAAAAGGACGGATAATGCCTTCACAAGCTGATGTCATAAAAGAATATCTTGTATCTCTTGGATTCCAAGTTGACAACGATGCATTGAATAAGTTTAAGGATTCTCTTGAAAATCTTTCTAAGATGCTTCAAGAGAAAGCTTCTTCAATGTCAAAAGCATATATCATTGCTGCTACTGAAATTGTATCCGCCCTTCTTACTGTAACAACAGCTACAGCACTTCTTCTTGATAAAATTGCACAAGCAGATCTTGGCTATCAGAAATATGCATTAAGAATGTATATGGCTAGGGATGCTGCAAAGGAGTTAAAAATTGTTACAGATGCAATGGGAGAATCTCTTGAAGATATCGCTTGGAATCCAGAACTTAGTCAGAGATATAAAGGTTATATGGCTGAAGCTAGGGGAATGGAGACCCCTAAGAATGCAGAAGAGCAATTAAAATACATAAGAGATATAAGAAGTGAGTTTACAAGATTAAAAATTGAAATAACCTACGGTATGCAGCATGTAGGTATGTATCTTTTTAAATTTCTTCAAGAGCCTATTGTTGGATCTAAACTAGGGATGAAGGAGTTAAATGATTATATCCAGCAACACTTACCAGAAATAGCAAGAACTATAGCTGAGAATCTTGCTATAGTTATTAACTTTGGTAGAGATCTTTGGAAAATTTTAAAAGATTGTGGATCAGGGGCAAAATATTTATGGGATACATTATCAGATAAAGGAAAAGCTAATGCTGTATTGCTTGTGTTCGCTGGGCTTATTGCTGCTACTGGTCCATTAGGAAGACTTCTTGCAGCACTTACTTTGTTACAGGATTTTTATAAATTTATTCATAATGAAGAAGGTAGAGAGAAACGTTTAGATCCATATTGGGAAAAATTATTTTTTGCCATAGCAAAAGTATATTATATTGCTGGAGAAGCGTTTGCTAGATTATCAATGGTTGCTACTATAGGAGGATTAATTGCATCAGGAGAATTCAAAGAAGCTGCTAGATTAACTAAAGCTCTTCCAGAATTTTATGCAAAGACTCATAAACAATCTCAGGATGATTATAACGCAACAGTCAGAGGATACGTAGAAGAACGAATGGCTCCTGCTAGTGAGAATGATGAAGATCTTTTGAAAATGAAGTAATAGCTGATCATATGGCAAGAAAATTTGGAATTGATCCTGCTAAATTTAAAGGAATGATAGGAATTGAAAGTAATTGGAATCCCAATGCTGTAAATAAAGATTCTGGAGCAATGGGACTTGGTCAATGGATGCCTGGGAGTTATCCCGGAAAAAATTGGAAAGACTCAACAGAAAATCTTTATTATTCTGCAAGATATCTTAGTCAATTGTTGAAGAAAAATCATGGAGATTATAATTTAGCTTTTAAAAATTATGGAGGATTTGTAACAGAAGATCCTTCTGGATATATTGCTAAAATTGAAGCAAGGATAGCATCTGAGGGTTATTTATCTGAAGCTCCGAGAAGTGCTATGGTTCCTACTCCATTAATTACTGCTGCAAAAGCAGGACCTGTTCATCAACAACATATTATGTCAGATCAATCTGCTAAAGGGAAAGCACCATCTTTATCTGGAATTAGAGAAGGTTGGTATATGCCGTATTTAAGATCTTTAAGAGAAGCTACTCATTTTGGAGCAGATGCTGGATCTTCTAATCCAACACAAATTGTTCATAGAGAAATTAATATGCATGCAAATGTTACTGTTCATGATGGAGATCCAGAAAAAGTAACAGCAGCAGTAAAGAAAGCTTATAATGATATAAGTATTGCTGAAGCAGTAGCAGGGGCTCAGTGGAATAAGTAATGGAGATAAATTATGCCTCCTTTTAATTTAGTTTGGTTTGACACATCGAGTTTACCTTATGCTCCTTGGAGAGCTTTTGCAATGTTGACGACTGGAACTCCAGCAGTATTTTCTCAGGGAGCAGATACAGGTGGTCCAACTCCTCAGACTACTTTTTTAATAGATGTTGATGAAACAATTTGGTATTTTGATGCAGTATTTAGAATTGAACATACTGCTCAAAGAAGAATTACAGAACATCCTGTTCAAACGGGGGCAAATATATCTGATCATTCATTTCAATTACCTGCAAGAGTAAGTTTAGAAATAGGAATGTCAGATGTTATGTCTGGTGTTCATTTAACTGCTGTAGATTCTTTTCAAGAAGGAGATTGGGGAGATCAAGATAAGTCAGTAAAAGCTTTTCAAAAAATTATTGAATGGCAAAAATCAGGAGCTCCTATGTCAATAGGAACTCGTCTTTTACATTACGATAATATGGTGATAGAAAATGTTCATGCTCCTGATGATTTTAAAACAAAACATGGATTGAAGTGTATTGTTTCTTTTCGTCAGATTATAACATCTGAAGTTATTATGGGGAGGGTTTCAGTTCGAGAACAATTAACAAATGAATTCAATAGAGGAGCACTTCCTACAGGAAGTGCTAATCA